TTTTTAACACAGGCGTGATTTGACGATCTACAAAATATTGAGTTGGGCGTCCTTGAGTGGTTTTTGTAGGAATATTTAAATATGCATCACGACCAATACGGTCTAGTGCATAATCGGTTCCATCACAGCGCACAACAAGTGAAAGAACGTCTATTACATCAGTGCCAAGATCATAATCGCCATCATTGGATGTAACCGTGAAGGATCTTTGCTCAATCGTCCATTGATTTAAACCGCGATTTGCCCAATCAGCAAACATTAAATTCATGGATCTTTTTGCGGTTTTCAGGTCATAACCAGTGCGGACCTCTAAACCACAACGCTCAAAAGCCTCTTCGATGTAGTCTGCTACATCTAATTCAAAGTCTGTTGAGCCTGATACGGTCATTTCTTATTCCTTTTAAGCGATTTAACGCGCTTCGGTTTGCCAGCAGGCTGACCAAGACGTTTCTTTTGAGATATTCTACTACGCTTTTCGCTTGATGTCATCTCTGAAGCTGTTTTTGGCGTTTTTGAGCTTACACGCTTAGTTGGCCTGCAATATGGAGTTCCGCGCTTTTCACCCTTTTGACGCCCACACGCCTTGCCCGTGCGAACATCCTTCCAGTCTTCCTTGAACCAGCGTTTAAGTGCAGCACCCTTTTTTGTCTTCCGTACAGCCATTAGCTTTTCTTCGTTACTTTGCGGCGATTAGACATAACTTTGCCACAACCGTTTGCAATAACTTCACCGCCTCCAATCATGCGGCGAACTGGACGTTTGCGATACTCGTTTGATGGCTCAATAACACCACCCATAGCCTTTTTTACAGGCTTTTTCTTACTATTTCCCCAATTACTAGCGCCCACTTTTCGACACTTTGCTATTGCTCCGCTTGCGTATGCGCTTGGGAAAACTTTGTACCTTGCTTTTACCTTTCGATAACATGCGTCTTTTGGCATTTTTCTTCCTCTTCATAGGCGGTTTCATCACTTGCTGCGCCATTTGCGAACGACCTATCGCCATTACTTAGCAAGCCCTATTATAGATTCCATAAGCGTGTCACTGTTCATTAAACCAGCTACAAGCAGAGCGCCAATAATCATCCACTTTGCTTGAAACAAAGTGATCTTGACTTCTTTCATGTCATCTTTCAGCTTATCAACGCTTTCCACTAAATGATCTTGTTGTGTCTGAAACTTCACTAGCTCCAACTCCAAATCGTGAACAGTTTTATCAGCCATTAGCATTTCCAACGCTTACGAGCTTGGCGCAACCTTGAATTAGGATCTTTTGCCGCCTTTGGGAACTTTTTCATTTGGCCCGCAGAACGCGCACAGAATGACTTGCGCCGTTTAGCGTCTTTACTACCGGGCTTAACTTTTCCTGTAACTGCGGTTTTAAGTTTAGAGCCGGGATTTGCTTTACGATACGCGGCAACACCCTTTTTGGTCATTCCTGCACCAGCTTTAGTTTTGCGATAATTACCGCCTTTACCAGTGGTTTTGCGTATTGGATTTTCTTTTTTACGAGCCATTTGTCCAATCCTCGTTTTCTATATAGACAAACTCCATTGACGCAGAAACATCAAAGTTAACAGATCCAGAGGAAGAAAACGCCCTCATCTCCAAGTCTGTTTTTTCTGTGAACCTTAATGGAAAAGTGTAAAATTGCTCGTGTGCGCCATCTGTAAGAGTAAATCTTTCTTTTATCTGGAAGACTTCTCCGTATGGCCTAGCAACAAGACTCGCATTCAGAATAGCAGGTGTCTGAGTTGATGTACCTGTGGACAAAGCCATCTTTGTAAGAAAGGCTGTATATCCTGCGGGAACTGTCCAAAGACCCATTAATGTTTGATTATCACCATCGCCATTAATAAGAAGATAAATGTTAGCAGGAACTCCAGTGGTCACTGTTCCTGTGCCAGCGTAGATTATACCAGCATTTGCGCCACCACTACCCGCACTACGAACAATGCCGCGATTTATCCGTAGGTAAGATTTTGTGGTGTTAACAGCAGTTTGCCCATTCAACGTGACAACTTCGTTTATTTCGTTGTAGTCACCATCTAGGCCAAAAACTTCAACCGTTCTTGCACCAGTACCTGCGGCAGTGTCGTTAGCCGAACTGCTTGATATAGTCATCACCGTGGCTGATGGGGGGTAGGAATACAAACCACCTTGTTCCCAGATGGTTTCTTTTGAGTCTCCGACATCGTTGTTGTAACCAAACTTAAATGTCGTTTTATGACCCGTGATTTGACCACGGGCCACCTGTAGCTCAAATGGCTCAGATGTTCCAACTTGCGTTATGGAACGAAAGTTAGCCATACTCTTTTCTCATATAGAGAATAATTGTATAAGTATCCGCGCTTGTGTGACCTATAGTGGTAAAAGCAACATCACCTGTTTTTCCAGCACCTGCGTTATTCGTCAGACCGCCAAAAACAGTATAATCATGATTGCCGCTTTGATTTTCACCTAGCTCAATACAAAATTGGTCAGAAGTTGCATCCCATAAGATTTGCACTTTCATACCAATACACTGCCACCAAATACGCTCAATAGCCACACCAGTACATGTGCGGCCTTGAGAATCGGCGGCTAACGCACTTACATCAACTTTAACAACTGCTGATTCACCAGTACCGTCAGAGATATTGGTGAACTTCATAACAGCTTTTTTGTCACCGTCGATAAGTGTTTGGGACGTTACTGCGTCAGCCATGATCTATCTCCTTATCCTGCGGAGACAGTCAAGACACCTGAGTTGCTGTACAATTGTCCTGCAACAGATGGATCAGAAGTTGGTAGGTCTTTGATAATCACAACGCTGTTTGTTCCATCGTGTGTGATAGAAATGTTCTCTGTGATTGCACCAGTTGTAGCGTTTTCATCAATTTCCTTGAATCCGCCTTTTGAGCGTACTGGACCGCTAAAAGTTGTGTTAGCCATGTGTATCTCCTGTCGTGGCTAGTGTCAGCCGCACCATGCGACTGTCAGGGATAAAATCAGAATAACATAATTAAGACAAAAAGAAAGGGGCAACCGAAGCTGCCCCAAGTTAAACAGGGAGGAGAACTAATGAAAAACCATCAGTCCTCCTTACTGTAACACACTTTAGGCTCCGGGGGAACCGAATACTGCGCGTGGATCACTAAAGCCGAAGCTATAGCGTTCACGAGCCTTAAAGCGCATGTTGCCTGTGTCGAAATCAGCTTCCATGTTCGTTCTCATTGCAGAACGCTCAAAGTGCTTAAATCCGTTAGGCGCATCAGTTTTGATGAAGAACGCATCTGGGTCTGTCAAGAAGTGGTTAACAGTGTAACCCTCTGGAAGCATACCCATGTTACGAATCGCGTTCACATCATTGTCTGCTGTGCCAACACGAAGAGTCGATTCCAACAAGCGGTCTGCAACGAATTGCAGTTGTGGTGGAATGATCAACTTGGTGCCACGTAGAGCAATGATCATGTTGCGTTCATCAACGAAGGTAGAGATGTCAATCAAAGCGTTCTCAAGCGAAGTTTCGTTCAAGTCTGCTGCTGTTGACGGCTCGTTGCGGAATGTACCACCACCCGCGAGAGGGTGATCAGTCGCACAAAGCTCTTTACCATCGCCACCTGCAAAGTTGCTGTCAAACGCATTGTTAAGAACAGCAGCCGCTTTGACCTGCTTAGTGTGAGCCATAGAACGCGCAAGCGCCTTCGTATAACGCGCACCAAGACGATCATACAGGTTGTCTTCGATTGCTTCTTCAGTCAATGCGAATGCAAGTGCCACTGTTTCGTGTGTATAACGAGCAGTGTATGCTTCATTTGCATTGTCGAACTCAACGCCAGAACCTTCGGATTTTGTGGGAGCATTCCCAAATCCGACCAGCATGACCTCCTCTTCGAATGCACGGTCTGATGTTTCCGTATCGAAGATTTCTGCATGCTGATTCTCATAGCGGTCATATTCCATACCGAATAGAGCGTTCAGGCCCGGCTCAAGTTCTTTGACGAGTTGGGAGCGTGAAATAGCCATAACTCAATCTCCTTATGCCAAGCCAGCGGTTCCACCGCTGAACAGGTGGTTGTTGATTTTTACGATCACGTTTGTGTTCGCGGCTGATACATCGCTGTTCTCAGGGTCTTGAGAAATATCAATGGCTTTCAACGGCAATGTTGCTGTTGTCGCGCCAGTTGATACAGCCAATTCCAAGCGAGAGATACCTGATGTGGTATCGCCAACTGGTGATTGGTCTACGATGTCGAAGTTACCTGCTAGGTCAGCTACAGGGAATGCAGCGTTTGCTTGTACTTCGAATGTTGCACCCGGATCATCAATAACGTTTGCTATGATGTCAGATGCTGAAACGCTACCGGGGTAGCTGTTTGAAAAAGTTGGCTTGCCAGTTGTTGGATCGGTATAGAAGCAACCGTTGAACACACCAAGGATCAAACCTGATCCTCCTGCGGCAACACGCTCAATACCACCACCAGTTACCATAGCAACAAGGTCGCCTTGGAAAATAGCGGTAGCATAGCCTGAAGCAATCCGATAACGGTTTTGCTGTTGTGAGCTAATGCTTGTACGAACTGGACGAAGGCCAAAAGAGGCATCTTGATTAGCCATTTTCTTTATCCTTCAATTTATCCGCCTTTTCGACTAGAGCCGAACGAGACAGAAGATTTACGTTGCGGAGCAAGTTTCGGCATGGCTGGATTGTTTTCTTGCATCCAGTCATTGTCCACTGCGTCCATTTGATTTTTAGTCACACCTTTATAGTGATTCTTCCGCTGCTCAACCATTTCGACGGGCATTCGTGCGAGAACAAGACCGCCGTTGCCAATGACACCAGCGTTACGACCCTCGTCTACTACAGGTCCAATCCAATCTGGGTAATCCTCTGCGCGAACGAGGTCCCAGCCTTCTTGCCGTTTCTTAAAAACGTTAGTTTTATCATCGAACTCCATCACAGATTCACGAATCCAACGATGAACATATCCAATGGGAGGTTCAGGAGCGTCTAAGGCTGTACCGGGACGCCATTCCATTTTGCGCTCTGTGCGCTCCCGCGATTGTACTTCGCGTGATGTCCTGTCAGCCATATCAATCTCTCCTGTTTTGCTCTAAACGAGCGACTTCTTTCGCATATCTTTCCAGAGGGATGCGCATTTTTTTGGCAAACGCCACTTGACCGGGTGTAAGTTCCACCGACTTTTTCCGCCCTGACTTTACAGACCGTCCGTTACCAGACGCAGGAGCAACGGTCTGGGCGTTGGACCGTTTATCCTTAAACTTATGAGGCATTTCCCTACGCATACGAGAGTCGATTTCTTTGTAGTAATCGTCGCTTGTAGGATCGTAATCTTCCTCTAATACGAGTTGCTCATGAATTGCTTGAGCAGCGCGGGTCATGATTCTATCTGACCCAAACCATTGATTCTTTTCCATCCACCTTTCCAGCTTGGGATCACGCTGTGGCTGCTGTTGTGGTGGTTGAACATATTGTTGTTGCGGGGCTTGAGCTTGCTGCGTTTGTTGAGCTTCCTGCTCTTGATTTTGACGCGCAATTCTTGCTTTTTGCTCACTAACTTTTTCTTTTGCCATAGCAATTTTTGCTAGTGCCTGCTGTGCCTTTGCAACTTTTTCATAATCGCCAGCTTCATTTGCTTCCTGCAAAGCGCGAGTGGCTTGATATTCTTGAGCGTTTAGACGGCTTTCCGCTTCATTGTTGTATGCACCGTTTAATTGCTGCAAACGCTGCCGCATTTGCTGATTTTCAGCTTGCACTTGCTGGGCATACTGAACAGCAGCTTGAGCTTCCTCTGCTGCCTGCTTACGTTTTGCCGTTAGTTGATTGATTCGACGCTGAACAGATTCACTGTAGCTATCTAGCTCTTCGTCTCCTGAAGAATCTTTACGAACATTTGTTCGGGTTTCTTCTTCTTCGTCCGAAGACATTTCAATTTCAACGTCTTGATCGTCGTCATCAAAATCAACAGACGTAGCTTCTTCGATGTCTTCGTCTTCACGAATGTCTTCAGCCATAGCCATTTTCCTTGCTCTCCATTACCTTATACATAAGAAATGTCTTTTGGGTCAAGAATCGTTGCGATAATATTATCGTCATTTATAATACGAACCTCAAGACCTTCCACTTTGAACCTATTTCCAGCATATCTTCCTATAAGAACCCAATCCTTTTCACTACACCAAGGACCATTTGGGAACTTTTGGGAATCTTTGTATGCGTCTGGACCCAATTTAACCACATAAGCAGCTACAGTCGCAAAGGCTTCACGGTCACGAACCTGATCTGGAACGTACAAACCGCCTTTTGTTTGCGCACTTGGATAATAGGGAATGATGAGAACACGATAGCCTGTTGGCTGTGGTAATCTCTCTAGTGCAGATGTTTCCATTTGGGATGGATCATCTTCGTTTTTATTTGCCGCACCTTTACCAAAAGCATTTTCTATAGGTTTTGGCATTTCTGCGTTTTCTTTTATTGCCTTTCTCGCTGCCTTTGCAACGTGATCTGGCACAAATAACTTATTAGTCATCTGCGTACTCTATGCCTTTCATCGCGGTTTTGATTTCCTGTTCAACGTAGGACATTCCGCGTATTTCGCCTACGATATACCGATACTCGTCAAAAGCCTGTATCGAACCATCCGCGAGCTTGTCTTTTAGACGCACATCGCGCTCACGTATGTTTTTCAAGAGATATTCTGCAAGATTTAGTGCGTCCATACCGCATATAGTATGCGATTATTTGGAAAGCACAAGTATAATTACCATAAAATCAGAAAATACCTTGGAATCTCTGGGGTCTAGCAATTCTGCTAAACCTGCTAATCACCCCACCGTTAGCTTTTTTTACTGGTTTTCTTTTTGGCTGGGGCTTTTTTCTTTGGCTTTGGCTTTTCTTCAACCCACGCTTCGTTTTCTGGGGTGTTCGGATCATCTTTGACGAAGTGGCCTTTTTCCGTCCGCGCTCGGACTTTCCTGCTTGGCTTAGAGCTATCGCTACTGCTTGTTTTTGCGGCTTTCCCTCTGCCTTCAGCTTCGATATGTTTGAGCTTATCACTCGCTGACTTGACCCCTTCTTTAATGGCATGTTCAGCCTCCCTTGCTATTTTTTTAGCTGCGCGAATCTGCTCAACTATTTTCTCCCTAACAGATGAACTCATTTTACTGTCCTTTCATTTGGGCATTCACCGCAGCAATATCTCTCTGGGTCTGAATGCGTTCTTCAGCAACGCGGGAACGCTCATCTATAGCCTTTTCTTGAGCATCAATACGTTGCTGCGCGATTAACACATCATTGCGCTCTTTCTCACGCTCCATCTCCTGACGTGCTTCAAATTCACCTTGCTTACGCTGCATATCTGCGGCCTTCAGTTGCAATTCTTGCTGCCTGATTGCCACTAGCGGATCTTCCGTTTGGCCCTCTGGAGACATAGCCTGCACAAGTTGCTCTGTCATGTCCGCCGCTATTTGCGCGGCTCTTACATCTATTTGAGGCTTAAATTGCATCATCATCATTTGCATTGGATCTTGTGGCATTGGCCCTTGAGGTCCCATTTGTGGAGGTTGCATTTGAGCTTGTTGCTGCATCATCTGCATTTGCTCTGGTGGAATCTGAGACATAACTTCCTGCTGTGCCTGATTTTCTGCAAGCATTCCAATATGCTCTTGAATATGCCCTTGGAGTGTAACAAGAGCCTGTGGATTCAACTGCATCGCAGGTGTGGACATAATCGCCATGTGTGTTTCAATGTGCGCCTCATGATCTTGATCAGGAAACGCTTGCAAAGGAGCGCCCATAAGAGCGTTTTGATTTTCTTTTGATGGATTCACTGGTTGAGGCTGTGGAGGAGGCGGCAATATCGCATCAATGTTTGTTACGCCCAGTGCCTCATACATCTTACGATAAGCAGCATATAGCCCTTGTGGGCCACCATGTATCTGTGGATTAGACTGAACTAACTGTAGCTCAGTTTGCGCCAAAGCAATTCGCTGCGACATCGAAAAGATGTTTGGATCAGAAACTGGCAAAACATCAATTTGAGGTCCAAAATCCTGCACAAAAATCTCAGGACCCATCTGCATATCTGCCTGATATGGATATGCCTGCACCGTTTCTGCGAAAATCTGGGCTAGAAGTTTGAACTCAATTTTTTGTGAGTAATGAAGACGCTTGTGAATCGCGGACATAACCTTTGTTCCGCGCTCCATAATCGCCATCGTTGTGCCAACGGGCGTTTCACCGCCCATCTCACCAACCTTCAAGTCAGCCATAGACGCAAAGCGGCGTCCTGCGTCCACGAGAGTGCCTAAAAGGTTATAAAGCGTCCCTGAAGGCTCTTTGAAGGGGAGGGGCATCAGAGAGCCTTGCAGGGTGCCTCCAACCACATCGACATCGCGGAACTCACCCGGCTGTAGAGGAGCATCTTCATCACGAATACGAGCGCCACGGGCTTTAAAACCCGCAGGCAAGTTGGAGAGCGTACCTGCATCAATTAGCTGACGCAGAATAGACGTAGAGGCTTGCGCCAAACCACCAATCATATGCGTCAAGCCAAGGCCATAGAACCCCAGACCGGGCAGAAATTTATAATGTACGAAATATTGTTTCGCACTCTTAATCGGATCAGCCTCAGTGTAATTGCGGCGAATAGACAAAACATCGCCTGAATCCGCAATAATCGTCACAATATAAGGCAACTTCAAGCCAGTTGGCTGACCATCGACCCCCATATCCTCAAAGCCCTGAATATCAAGGCTCGTATGAACTTCATAAAGTGTTAACTCTTCAGATGGTCCGCTAGGATGAACGCCTTGAATATCATCAATTGATTCTTCAACTTCATCAGCTTCATATGAACTACCCTCAGAAGAAGTTGGCAGATCAATATCACGATAAAAGCCAACAAGCTGCATCTTGCGGATTTCATTAGAATCCATCGAAATTCGATGCGTAATGCGCGGAGAAGACACCAAGTCAGTTGCACCATATGGCACAATCAAGTCTTCAGCATGTATAAACTTGCTAACAGCGCGTTGCTTTAGCGGATCAAAGTAAACTTTCTTAAACGTAGAACCAATGACAGGAAGATAAAACAGCATTTGATCCAACTCTGGATCGTACTCTTCCATCTTGTAGGTAATCATATAGTTCATGTAGTCTTTAACGCGCTCAGACTGCTTTACAAGCATTTCATTTTGCGCACCAATGACAGACGTGCGAACAGGTCCAGTTGCAGGCAACAACTCACGATACGCTTGCGCTTGGAACTGTGTGACAGACTCAGCCAATAATGGATGAATAACGCCAGAAGACCCTTCAAACGGTTCTGTGCGCTCTTCAGTCTTCATCCCTAAAAACTCAAGGCCAGTTTTGTATGTATCTTCCCAGTCTTCACGAGAGGACAAGTCATCCTCAATCGAACCAACCAAATCAGATGAAATCAAACCCAACTCGGCTTCGTCAATAACTTCAGCCAAGTTTCCATCAAACGGAACGCTAACAGGAGCCTCCATAGGCTCCTCATACTCACCCACAACGGCGCTACCGTCATCAAACTCAGTAATTCCGGGCTGTGCAGCCAAATCAATCACATTCTCAAATGTTGGCCCCTGTGGAACCATTGGTTCTTCGGGCAATCCACCCGCACCTAGACCGCGTTCTATAGCCATTAGAAAATGTCCTTCTCATTGCCTTCAAGTGGCTCCAGTTCGTCAATGTCATCAAAGTCAGTCATAGGACCGCCTTTTTCCCAAGCATTGCAAACATTCTCAGCCATGCAGGTGAAATCCAGTTTAGTACAATACCCAACCTCGTCGCCCTCATCCATTCCAATGCCATTCTCAATGCAATCAAGCATCTTGGAGCGAATGTTGTAGTATTCACAGGTTCCGCAGATTTCTTTCTTTTTTTCCCAATTCTTCACAGAATGACCGTAAGCATATTCCTGTATGGCATACTCACGGTTTTTATCGTTTAAATCTGCGTCTTGAGTCGAAAGAGGACAAACAAACTCCTCTTCCGCCTCATACATATCGTCATCAACAACTTGGTTGATACCAGACCTAAGCTCATCCATGTCAATGTTGATAACGATTTTAGCCATTATTTACATCCTGTAAACTTAGTTCCCGCGATAGCTGCACCACCGCCTCTGCATTTTCCGACCTGACCGCCGTACTTCATTTTCTTAACTTCTCCTCCGTACTCCATCATTTTAAAGTCCGCGCCAGAGATTTTGCCGTCTTTGTTTTTGTCCAACTTATGCTGACCGCCAACAAGACCACCACTTTTCATCTTCTTAACTTTCCCACCATACATCATTTTCTTAGCTCCTGTGTTGCAGTGCATCAGTAATATTCCCTTTTTCGACGTGCAAACGCCAGTTCATCTTCGTCGTCATAGTCACTCGGAGTAGTGATAAAACCACCTTGCCTAAAACGCAGTATAGCCTGAGTCATCGAATCCGCCAAGTCATCATGTTCACCATTTGGAAATGCAGCGCATTCTTCCATAACTTCATCAGCAAAATTCGTGTCAGGACACCACACCATACCACTCTCAAACACAGGCGCACACGCATGCATCCGCGTAAACTTGTCCGCGCCACGGCTCGGCGTAAACGGCGTCACAGGAATACCCATCCTACGCAACTCCTGCGTCAACGGCATACCACTCGCCTTCTGCTCCACAAGAACCATGTCAGGCTCATACAATTCATACAAATCATGCGCCTGCTGCTTTAACTCTGGAAACTCCCAGCGCCCCCTAACAGCATCAAGCAACACAATGTGATCCTCTCGCGTTTCATCGTAATGAAAAATGCCCCAAGTCGTAATCGCACTATAGTCAGCCCTGTCACCCTTACTAAAGGCAGTATCATAACTTTGAATAATATAGCTGCACGTAGGCGGATCGTCCTTTTCCCAAATGTTCCACCACTCACGCTTAATAATCGCACCCTCTTCCGCAGTAGGGTTCTGCATATACTGCGCATTCCACTTAGCTACAGGAATAGACGCCTTAACGCTCTCAAGCTCGTCTAAGCTCCAAAACTCAGGCCAAAGGGGATCTCCAGACGGCATAATCGCAGGAAACTCAACAATATCCCACTTATCCGCACCTTTCTCGCTTTGCTTCGCCAAAACCTTCGCAGTCAAATCCCTGATCGACCACCGCGTCATAACAATGATAATCGAACCACCGGGCTGTAAACGCTGCCTCGGGCCAGAGGTGTACCACTCGTAAATATTATCTAACGCAGTCGCACTCAGCGCGTCTTGTTCCGAAACCGGGTCATCAATGATCGCCAAATCCGCACCACGGCCTGCCAAGGCACCTCCAACACCCACCGCATAATACTCGCCGCCACCGTTCGTACTCCATCGACCACTCGCTTTAGCGTCTGACGCAAGACTGACATTAGGGAAGACATCTCGAAACTCCTCGCTATCAATTAAGTTCTTAACC